GAGTACCATTGGATTTACGAGGAGGTCATCCCCCGCGACGACTCCAGCTTCTTTCGCACCACATACAAGGACAACCCCTTCTCGATGCGTCCACCATTGCGGAGATTGAACGCCTGAAGGACGCCGACCCGAATTACTGGAGGATCTACGGCCTCGGAGAGCGGGGCGTGAATCAGGCCGCCGTCTTCACGTGGGAGGTGGGAGAGATAGCCGGGAAGCGCATCGGGACCGGCCTCGACTTCGGATTCACCAACGACCCCACGGCAGTGATTGACGTCTACCAGGACGGCCACACCCGTCATCCTCCACGAGCGGCTGTACTCCACCGGNCTCACNAACCCCGACATCGGGGAGGAGCTGGACAAGCTGGACGTCGAGACCGTCATCGCAGACAGCGCCGAACCGAAGAGTATCGAGGAGCTCTTCAGGCTGGGGCACAAATGTGAAGCCCGCACGCAAGGGACCGGACTCCGTGCGGCAGGGGATCGACATCATGAGACGCCACAAGCTCCTGGTCACTGCGGAGAGCACCAANCTACANAAGGAACTGAGGGCGTACCGATGGGAGCAGGACAAGAACGGGNGNAACCTCAACCGNCCCGTGGATAAGGACAACCACGGCATCGACGCGGTGCGCTACGTGTGCCTCAACCTGCTCACCACCCACCGACGCGGGGTGTACCATTTGGCGTAAGAGTAGGCCGCGTTTGCAGGTTTACAAGTTGGGCTGTATCTTTGGCACATCATGAAAGACTTCCTCTCCTCCCTCTGGATNATTGGACTGGCCNTGCTGCCCTCCATCCTCTTCTAACCTACAGGCCCTCCGGGGCCTTTTTTTATGGCCCAACCTTTCGTCTATTTGATAACGTGAAGAAGACCATCACAATCCCGGAGGACCTCTATGACGTCACCATCGACCAGTACCGCCAAGTCCAAGCCATACCCGAAGGCGANGAGATGCGGCAGGTGGTGGAGACCATCGGCATCATGTGCCACCTCACCACCGAGGAAATCATGGCAATGGAGAAGCGGGACATCCTCCACATCGGGGGCGTGCTGGGTGGCATCATCGACAAGTACGACGAGGACTACCCCTTGGAGCGCATCGTGGAGCTAGACACCCGCTACGGATTCCACCCGAACCTCTCCCGGATCACCTTGGCTGAGTTCGCCGACATAGAGACCCTATGCAAGGACTCCCTCGACAAACACCTCCCGCAGGTGATGGGCATCCTATACCGGCCCATCGAAGAGGAACACGGAGAGTTCTACCGCATAGCAGACTACGACGGCGAGGACCGCTCCGAATACTTCAAAGAGATGAAGATGGCTCACGCACTGGGGGCAGCCGCTTTTTTTTTGCGTACCGGAAGGGCATTAGCCACCGCTTTGGACAGCTTTTCCAAGGCGGTGAAGGATCCAAGCTATCCGAGAAATACGGATGGTTCGCCACGTTTGTACACCTCGCAGGGGAGGACATTACTAAGCTCCCACAGATTGAAAAGACACACCTCGAAACGGCGCTGGCTTGGCTGGCTTACGAGCAGGACCGCGCCCTCCTCGAAAAAGCAAAAAATGAACCTATGAGAACCGTCAACCAAATCCTCGACGAGCTCGAAACCATCGCCCTCGACCACCGCTTCATCCGCTCCTTCAAACAGGGCGAACTCTCCGAAGTCGATATCCAGAAGCTCGCCGGCGATCAGTACCCGCTCTGCTACGCCGACATCAGTTCGGCCTCCATCGACAAGGGCATCCTCACGTATCAGCTCGACATCATTGTGGCGGAGCTCATCCTACCCGGACAGACGGACGCACAGGAGCAATACTCCGACACCCTGCGGACGCTCCTCGACATCATCACCCAGTACGCCCAGGTCTTGAGCGCAGAGAGCGACGTGGACCGCGATGTCCGCATTGAGCTGCCCGTCGACTGCGAACCCTTCACGGCACGCTTCGACAACCTCCTCGACGGGGTGGGTGGGGTCCGTCGGCCTTCAGACCTCCAACACCCTCGACCTCTGCGGGGCGGCCTTCGCATGAAGCAGCACATCACCATCGACGGCGTCCGGGTACCGATGACCAACTCCATGCAGGAGCTGGGCCGCATCGGAAAGGAAGTGCGCCGCCGGGCCCGCATCTCCCTCAAGGCACGGGGCAAAGTCGTGACAGGCAACCTCTACAACTCCATCAGGTACGAGCAGGGGGTGTCGAGAGACGAGAAGTCCCTGAACCTCCGGTTCTCCTTCCCCGGTGCGGACTACGCCGGATTTGTAGACGAGGGCGTCCGGGGTGCCATCTCCTCAGCCAAGGCCCCGCGGTCCCCGTTCCGGTTCGGTTCGGGATCGGGTCCGTCTGGTGGGCTGCGCCCTGCCATCGACAAGTGGGTGGTGAAGAAGGGCATCGCCCCCCGTGGCCCTGGGGGTCAGTTCGCCGCGCGGAAGAGCATGGTGTACGCCATTAGCCGCAGCATATACAACACAGGTATCCGGCCCTCCTATTTCTTCACGAACGCCTACGACAAGACTCTGAAGAAGCACAACGCCAAACTGGAGAAGGCCGTCGGCGAAGACATCGGAAACGCAATAACTCTCCTACTCGATGGCCGCCCAATTTGAACTCATCCCCTCGACGACCAACTTCCAGAGCACGGCGGAGCCCCTCATCATTCAGGTCTCCGAGTCCGTCGTCGACACCTACTTCAAGTATCGGTTCATCCTCGTGGTGAAGGACCGGGACGGTACCCAGCTCGCCAAGCTCAAGACGCACATGTTGAGCAACTCCAATCAGGTGGCCGTCTTCGATGTGTCCCGCATCCTCGACGACTACATCGGGCCCAACGTGGTGAACGGGAATTCCCCCTTCGACAACATTCTCACCTTGGGACGGACNGGNTTCGATCCCGCCAACATCGTCTCCGAGTCCTATCAGCAACTTGCCGCCCGTCAGTTCGAGCTGGAGCTGGGCCATGAGGAAGCTACCACCGCAACGGGCGAACCCTCCGAGACGCTGGACGAAGCCTCCACCACCCTCTTCGCATTCCGGGACGAGTTCATCAACGACGGCCAAGACTACGCACGGGGGGACGGCAGCTTCCAGCCCTCCGCATCGACGGACAACTTCTTGAGCACCGCCCCGGACCTCGGTGTGGACTCTGCCATCAATGCAGCATGGGGCACCGTGCGGGAGCACCGCATCGGCACCGACCAGGGGTACGTAATGGCTTACGGAGCGCAAGGGTGCACAGCCTTTTACCTGCTCATTCGTGGCTTTGAAGCGGACGGGACTGTGATCGGCTCGGCCAACCTTGACCTCGACGCAGTGGGTGGGGACACTACCCCCACCACAGACGCCCAAGCCGTGCAATACATCGGGGTCGGTCCGGCCAACTTGGAGGAGCACGCAACCGCGGCAAGCAATACCGACCTGACCAACCTCATCACAGACGCAGACCTGGCGTATTACGAGGTTTATCTGTCGTCCACGGTGTCCTTCATTCAGCTCAACCAAAGGAGCGTCGTGCACCGCTTCACCATCGACGAGGGGTGCAGCATCTACGACCGCAAGCAACTCCTGTTCCTGAATCGGCACGGGGGGTGGGACTGCTTCAACTTCGACCAGAAGAGCGAGGAGAGCCTGACCGGAATCGAGCGCACCTCCTACAACCGCCCACGCGGGAACTGGGACACCGTGTCCACCTCCACCGACTGGACCTACCACGCATGGGAGCGGGGCGTCACTACGACCACCGTCAAGGCGGAGAAGCAAATCCGCGTCGCCACAGACTACATCGACGAGGGCTTCAACGACCAGCTGCGGGACATCGCCACCTCGCGGGCCGTGTTCCTTGTGGATGGGACGAGCCTCATCCCCGTCGTGGTGACCGACTCTGAGTACCTGTTCAAGACCTCGGCCAACGACAAGCTCATCTCCTACACGTTCACCCTGCGCTTCAGCAATCGTCCCCGCCTCAAGTGATTCGCCTCGTAGCCCTCAACCAGGAGACCAGCACNCAGACGACCCTCGACCTTGAGGGGGCTCCGTCCATCTCCCTGAATTTAGCCGTGGCTAAACCGGGGGAGACGATGCAACGCCACGCGCCGTACTCGCAGACGTTCCGCCTCCCGTTCACGGACCGGAACAACNNNTTCTTCTCCCACTTCTACGAGGTGACCCTTTCGGACGGGGACTTCGACCCAACCCAAAAGACGGAGGTGCTCATCTTCGAGGACGGGGTGCAGGTCATCCGTGGGGCCATGCAACTCCGGGCCGTGCGTCTCATGGCTCAGGTGTACGAGGTGAATGTCTTGGGCGATGTGGCGGACCTCTTCGCAGAGATGGGGTCCAAGCTCTTGCAGGCTGCCTTCCTTGATGGCGACAGCTACACCACAGACTACAACTACGACCTGACAGACGCCAACGTCATCCTCTCCCAAAACCTTGGCGAGGACATCACCACGGGTCAAGTGGGCGACGGGACCATCATTGTGCCGCTGGCGGATCACGGTCTCAATACAAGCCAGCAGCCCCTTGTGGCCCAGGCCAACTATGGTTTGTTGAACTCCTCAGCTTCCGAGGACAGTCTTTTTGCATTCAAGCTGAAGCCGTCCATCCAGCTCAAGGAGTTGGTCGAGCTGCTCATCACCACCAACGGATTNAGCTACGAATCAGCATTCCTGGACTCGGCTCTGTTTGAGTCGATATACATGACTCTGGGCACCGAGTTGGAGACGCTGCCTACGGAGCCTGGTTTCTTGTTCCGTGCCGAACGCACGACAACGCAAGTGCTGGCCGCGAACAGCGTTGTGAACCTGATCTTTGACGACGACAGCAGCCCGCCTGATACGTTCGACGAGGATGAGGTGTACACCGCCGCCATCGGTGCGTACTTCTGCCCGACCACGACAGAATACACATTCACCGTCAACGGCACCCTGTCCAACAACGTTCCAGACGCCAACCCGGTCACCATTCGCATCATGGCCGGCAGCGTTTCGTTGGCTTCTCAGGTCGTCACCCTGCAAGATTTAGACGAGAACTTCTCTTTCTCGGCCTCTGCTTTGCTGACGCAAAACACAGCGGTCCAAGTCGAAGCATTGACGGCAGACTCTGTGGATTTGGTTGGTGGCTTCTTCGCGTGTACCAGCAACAAAAGCGGCCAGGTCATCGTCCCGCAGTGTCTGCCACGCATCAAGCAGCGCGACCTCATGCGGGACCTGTGCCAACGCTTCAACCTCGTCATCGAGGCAGACCCGGACAACCCTCAGCGGCTCTACATTGAGCCCTACGAGGACTGGATCGGGGACGGGGTGGACACATACTGGACCGACAAGCTGGACCTCGACAAGGAGCGCAGCCTGACACCTACCTCACCGCTGAAGTCTTCGCGGATTCTTCTCGGAGACAAGGAAAGCCCAGACGTAGGAAATACATACATACAGGATACGCAGGCCGAGACCTTCGGCACTTACGACCAGGACATCGACGACGACTTCGCCACGGGGGAGCTCAAGAACCAGGCCGTCTTTGCGCCATATTTCGTGTATCCTGTTCCGACCTTGGCCGGCGATCCCATCACCGTCCTGCCCAGCGTCTTGATTCATCGGTCCTATGAGAAAGACGGGGTCGGAGTCAAACCGGCAAGCCAGCCGCCCAAGCTGTTTTTTGCTACCGGGTTGCAGGCCGCCAACGCCACGCTCTATGTTGGCACCAACAGCTTGACTCAATACCTGCTGTGCAGCCCGCTGTCGGAGTCGCCACTTGACGCCGATACACAGAGCCTGTACTGGAACTCNACGAGCCTTCCCTTTGCCATCGACAATCCGCTCTTGGCTGGGGGCGAGGTGCCAGCCATTGGGCTGCACAAGTCGTACTGGTCCTCCTACTTGGCCGACATCTACGACGCCGACGCGCGGGTGTTTGAGGCCCATTTCTATCTCACGCCCTCCGATGTCCGGAACGTGCGCTTCAACGACCGCTTCCACATCCTTGGGGCCACGTACAAGCTGACCGAAATCAGCGGCTACCAAATCGGGACGGGGGAATCTGTCCTCTGCAAGTTTCTCCGCGATCTTGGGCGGTCCTCCTTTGGGGCGTGTCAGAATGTTCCGAGCACCTCCAACCTCAACGGCACGGTCACCTTCGTCGACCCCGATGGGAACAACGTCACAGACCCCGGGCAGCAATGCTGTGAGGCGTTCGGGTACTACTACGACGCCACGACCAATACCTGCCGATGGAACAACACAGGGCAAGACTCCGGCGACCCCGTGCCGCCGTACCCTCCGACGGATGCAAACGACCCCATCACCAACAGCAACGGCGACACCCCTGGCCCCGTGTCTCCCTTCGGTGGGAATGTAGTGTCCACAAATGACGGAAGCGGGACTCAGACAATCTTCTCCACGTTCAACCTGTCGGCGGAGTCGGTAGACGCCACGGCCACGGATGCCGCTGCCCCCTTCGGGTGCAGACATCCGGGTGGACGAGAACACCATCGCCACAGGCGTGATGCGTGTCAACACGGCCACGGTAGGGGGCACCTCTGGGACGGCGTTCGAGTCCAAGTTCGAGACGTGGCGGTTCCTTGCCAATGGGCGGGCCGAGACGGTGACGTTCTCCAAGACCTCCGGGACGACCCTGTCCTCCGGATTCGCCGGGGACGCGGGCTCCGTCGGCCACCATCACCGGCGGCGTGCTGACCTTCCAAGTGACCGGAGAGGCGGACACGATTATCAACTGGACCCTTGAAGTGGAGATGGTGCGGATGTACGCCACCAACGAGGTTGAGTACCGGGACGCACTCCTCACCGAGGGTGGGGCACGCATTGCGGGCCTCAATGACCGCGTTATCTTGAAGGGGTGAAGAAGTACCTCGACGACATCGGGCGGGTGGTTCCCCGCGTTTTGGAGGTGGCCTCGGAGTATGAGATGAGCGGCCACCCGGACTGCCTCCAGTTATATGGTTACTATGAGTGGGGTCGCCCGTGGTGGCGCAAAGTCCTGCTCGGAGTAAGGAATGGCGCAGGACTACGAAATCAACGTAAAGGTCAAAGGGGTCGATCAGGCAAAAGCTGAAGTCGACGACCTCACCGACAGCATGGAGGGCGTCAGCTCTGCCGGGGGAGCCATCGAGAACCAACTCGACAGCTTGACCGGCGGGGCCGTCTCTGGATTTAGGAAAGCCGCCCAAGGAACGAAGGCGTTTGTAACCGGTCTCAAGCTGACCCGTGCCGCCATCATTGCCACCGGTGTCGGTGCGCTGGTTGTGGCGGTGACATCTTTGGTGGCAGCCTTCACAAAAACGGAGCGCGGGGGTCGATTGCTCAAGACAGTCATGGCCGGTGTGGGTGCAGTGGTTGAGCAAGTCTCCGCACGCTTTCAAATCTTAGGCGGATTCATTGTGGACCTGTTCACCGAAGGTCCAACCACAGCAGTACAGAACTACAGAAAAGCTGTGGACGACCTGCCTGGCTCCCTCCAGGAGGCCATCAATAAATCGATGGACTTGGAGAAGCAGTCCCAAGCATTAGAGGACCGCAAAATCAAGCTCATCACCACGATGGCCGAAGAGCGGGCAGCCATCAAAGCATTGAACAAGGACGCCGAAGACACTACCCTGTCCATCGAGAAGCGTACCGCGGCGGCAGAGGAGGCCGTGGCAAAGGAGCAGGCCCTGCTCAAGGAGCGGCAGGAAATTGCAAAAAGAGAGCGGGAGATATTTGAGGCTCAGATTGACATGAGCGACACCTCGACAGAGGAACGCCG